GAGATAAATATTATGATATTTCTCCAGTAGCTACAGCTATAACTTCAGCTACTTTTGATTCTACAACTAGTTCGCGCGACGTTACTGTAAACAAAATTTCTCATGGATTATTAGTAGGAAGATATGTAACTTTTAGTTCTGTCTCATTACCTGGCGCAGGCGCGACAGGATATACTGTTGCTGATTTTGAAGATAAAGGATTTGAAATTTTAACAAAAACAGCAAACACCTTTACTATTAAAATGCCTTCTGATGAATCAGGCACTGGAATGTCTGCAGGCGGCAGCGCATCAATTTTACCTTATGAAATAGTAGGACCTACAATTCAAACATTAGGTTATGGATTTGGAGCTTCTACTTGGAGTGCTTCAACTTGGGGCACTGCTAGAACGGCTTCAAGTGTAACACTAGATCCTGGCAACTGGTCACTCGATAACTTTGGAGAAGTTTTAGTGGCTACGATTCACAACGGAAAAACATTTACTTGGGATGGGGGAGCTTCGGGTCCTACAGCTAATAGAGCATCAAGCTCAACCTCTGGAGCTTTAACAACTAATAATCCAACCGCTTCTGTTTTAACTTTAGTATCGGATAGAGACAGACACTTGTTTCATCTTGGAACAGAAACAATCATCGGTGATACGACAACACAAGATAAAATGTTTGTACGATTTTCTAACCAAGAAGATTTAAATACTTATCCACCCACTGCAACCAATACAGCTGGAACTTTTAGACTAGATACGGGCAACGAGATTCGAGCGGCTATTAACGCTAAAGATTATAGTTTAATTTTAACAGATAGTGCTGCTTATTTAGTTCAGTTTGTTGGACCTCCTTTTACTTTTTCAGTCAAACAAGTAGGTACAAGTTGTGGCTGTATTAGTCAGCACGCAGCAGTTTTTGCTAATGGTGCTGTCTTCTGGATGGGAGACGCCGGCGGCTTTTTTATGTTTGATGGAACAGTTAAAGTTCTACCATGTTTAGTTGAAGATTTTGTATTTAATACTGATGGAGATAATTTAGGACTTAATTTTGGTTCGACTAAAACTATTTATGCAGGACACAATAGTTTATATAACGAAGTAACTTGGTTTTATCCAAAAGATGGATCAGATCAAATTGATCGATCCGTAACTATTAATTACACTGAAGGCGCTTGGACAACTTCATCCTTAGCTCGAACAACCTATCAAGATGCATACGTTTTTGATAAACCCTATGCAACTGAATATGACGCAACAGCGACACCTGATTTTGCTCCTATTTCTGGAATCACTAACACGTATGGAGCAACTACTAATTATTCTCATGAGACGGGTACTGATCAAATTAAAGCAGGAGCAACTACAGCTATAGCAGCCAACATTCTTTCTGGAGATATGGATATTGATGATGGAGAAGTTTTTTCAGCTGTAAGAAGATTTGTTCCTGACTATAAGTATATTACTGGAAATTCTAAAGTGACCCTATATATTAATAACTATCCCAACACTGCTGCAGTTGCTTCTTCATTGGGACCATTCACTGTCTCGGGTTCTACTGCAAAAGTAGATACAAGAGCTAGAGGAAGATTCATTGCTGTTAAAATAGAGAATGACGCAGCGGGTGAAACATGGCGATATGGAACTTTAAGGGTTGATGCTCAACCCGATGGGAGAAGATAATGGCTAAAATTATAAGCTTTATACCAGAGCCAAAAGAAGAATATGATGTCGAGAATCAAAGACAGATTCTACAGTCTTTATCGGGTATGCAGACTCAGCTAAATTTCTCTTTCCAACAAGATTTAAAAAACGAACAGGACACATTTAACTATTTTCTATCATGAGTATACAATATAAAAACGCACCCTTTGATCTAACAACCAGCAATTTAACAACAGCTTTAACTATCAGCACTTCAGCTATTGCCATTGTAAAAAGCGTGTATTTTTCTAATACAAGCACAGGTTCCATTTTATGTACAGGTAAGATATTGGATAGCTCTGCTAGTTCAGATTATGAGTTCTTTAGAGATGAAGTAGCAGCAACAACTCAAATAAATGCTACTCCACAGGGCTTGAATTTAGAGGCTGGAGATGCTATAAAAGTTCAAGCAGACACAGCTAGTAAGGTCGAAGGTCTTATTAGTTATGCATTAATAAATAGAGAGAATGAAAATGGTTGATCTACCTAAAATAAATTGCACCACCGTTTATACTTGGCGTAATACTAGAACGGGCGAAACCTTTACAAAAAAGCCGAGCGGAGCCCAGTTGGGTGGAGACATTGTACAAGATTGTACAGTTCAAGTATCTCCAAAAGGAATGAATGTTTTTTCAAAGAAAGTAAGAACACCAACGGATGACAATAAAGCCTAAAGGCGGAACAGAACTTCAATTAGAGTATCTTTGTAAATACGCTAAGAAAGAATTATTGGATCAAGTTCAAATATGTACTTCGGTACCAGAAAAGATTCCTTTGTCTAAAGATAAAGTCAATATCCTTTGGCAAAAGAATGCTTTTAATCAACCTAATTTATATCCTTGGTTTAAAGATAAAACGAATCATTATAAATATGACTGGTATGTTTTTAATTCACATTGGAATTTTGAAAGATTTAGAATTACTTTTGATCTACCTTTAAACAGGTGTTTAGTAATTAAAAATGGAATTGATCCAACAATAAAATCAAAAACAAGATTTCCAATGAAAGATAAACCTATAAGAATTATTCATCATTGTACTCCATGGAGGGGTTTATCTGTTTTACTTGGAGCCATGCAGTTAATTAAAAACCCAAAAATAACACTAGATGTGTTTTCTAATACAGAATTATATGGAAAAGAGTTCCACGAAAAAAATGATAAAGAATACCAACCTTTATATGAACAAGCTAAAAAACTAGATAATGTAAACTATATTGGATACAAGTCTCATGAGTATATCTTAGAACGTATGCATGAATATAATATGTTTGTATATCCTAGTATATGGGAAGAGACATCTTGTATTTCTTTGTTGGAAGCTATGGCTGCAGGCTGCTATAGTATTGTAACAAACTTTGGTGCTTTATACGAAACAGGTGCAGAGTTTGCTATGTATGTTCCTTACGATAATGATTATCGAAGACTCGCTCAAAAATTTGCACAGGCTATTGAAGCAGCTGCAAAAACTTTACATGAACCTGTCATTCATCAACATTTACAATCACAAATTAATTACACTAAAAGCTATTATAGCTGGAAGAAACAAGCAGTATCCTGGAATCGATTTTTAGAAGGAGCAATAAATGTCAAACAACAAACCAATATGGTTCGACCAACCATCAAGTGATACAGAAGTAACAACTATTAATATAGGGGATATTTCTCCTCATAAAATAATGGTATGTACGCCTGTGCATGGAGACACTTCTATGCATTACACTCAATCGGTTTTAAAATTTCAACAAGACTGTGTGGCGAGAAAAATTATGTGTAGTTTTACTTTGTATAAATCTTCACTGGTTACTCAGGGCCGAAACCTGTGTGTGGCTGAAATGTTAAACCATAAAGATAATTATACTCATTTATTATTTATAGATTCTGACATTGATTTTCAGTCATCAACTATTTTTGCCATGCTGGAAAAAGACAAAGATGTAATAGCTTGTCCTTATCCGTTAAAGTCATTCGACTGGGATAAAGCATGGAGACGACTGACAGTAAAGAAGGATATTAAAAATGCTGATGAATTATCTAAAGCTGGATATACTTTTCCCTTAAAGGTTCCTAATAAAGACAAGGTTATAGTTGAGGAAGGGATAGCTGAAGTTACGCATGCTCCTACTGGATGTATGCTTATTAAACGAAATGTTTTTGAAAAGATGATGAAACACTATCCAGACCACAAGATCTATCAACCTAATTTTGTTAATGGAAAGGAACGTTCTACTGAGAATTTTTATAATTTTTTTGACACCTTACACGATAAGAAGACAAAGAGATACTATGGAGAAGACTTTGGTTTTTGCCAAATATGGGGCGAAATGGGAGGTAAGATCTATGTCTATGTTAAAGACTTCATTACTCACGTCGGAGAATATCAATACTGCGGACGTTTTTGGGACGAGCTTACCCACATGAAACGTGTTGACCCCAAGCCAAAAATCAAATAAACTATAAAATTACAGGATTTTTAGCACCTGCCAACAGGACTACTTTAACTAAAATATGGGAATATCAAGAGGACAAATGCAACGACAACTATATGCCAGCGGCGGGATCAGATCTTTGGTTCCAAGAGAACATTATGGACTAGGAAGTATTTTCAAGAAAGCAGCACGAGCAGTCAAAAAGGTCGTAAGCTCAGATGTAGGTAAGCTAGCTTTACTAGCTGCAGGTGCACACTTTATGGTCCCTGGTGGTCTTCCTGGTATGTGGGGGACAGCAACAAGTGCCATAGGCAATATGACAGGCTGGCAAAAAGCAGCAGCACTTGGAGGCTTGGGCCTATTCGCAGGAAAATCTGTACCTAAACAAGAACAATTTAAAAATACAGCAAGAGCTGGAAACATAAGCTCTTATCTTAGAGATTACTACACACGAATGTATCCAAATAAAAGTGAAGAAGAAATTAATGAACTTATTGAAACCAATACTTCTGAGTATGCAGCTCACGGAGGGTTAATAAAAGGAAGAACAGAATTTGACGAAGGAGGTTGGGGAGGAGATGAAAGCTGGAATGAACCAGACTCTCATGACTTCTCAGAAGATATAGGTAGTGTAGGAGATACAGAACCTTCTCATGATTTTTCAACTGATATAGGTACTGTAGGAGATACAGGATACATACCGCCAACAGCACAAACGGATGATAGTTTTATAACTACACAAATTAAAAAAACTCCAAGTCATGTTATTAAAAAAGGTATAGCAAACAAACTTGGTTTAAATTCTATGTTTCCAGTCTCATTAGGATGGGAACTGTTAAAAGGTACTTTGGATAAAAATAAAGATAAAACGAGTAGTTTAAATAATGCAAACCTAGATAATTTAGTAGCGGGTAATTATTCTCAAAATGCTGTGTCTAATCAAATGTTTGGTATGGATTTTAATAGTCTCAATTCTTTTCAACAAGGACAAATTAATGATGCCATTAATACATATGGAACAACTTCATTAGGAACAATAAAACTTAATCAAGGTGGAATAATAAACGGAAGAACAAAATTTGACGAAGGTATGTATTATGAGGCTCCTGCTGATCCAATGGGATCAGGAATGGATGATATGGCAGCGGTAGATGATACAACGGAAGATTTAAATCGGGACTACCAATCTTATGTTGGAGGAGAAGGAATGCAAACTTGGGAAGAATTTTCAACAGGCAGACCAAATACGACTCCTAGTCATGGCGGCAATGTTAAGGATCCACGTCACCCTGCTTATGATCCAAATGAAATTTATGAACATGGAATAACTCCTTATAGAGGTGGGATGGGACCTACTCCACTTATAGATGCACAAACAACTGAAGCGAATACTTATCTTAGACAATATTATAGAAACATGTATCCAAATAAAACTGAAGAAGAAATTGATGAACTTATGGAGGGCAACACACAAAGCGCTGCAGAAGGTGGAAGAATGGGATATGCACTTGGAACAAATGGAAATGGCTGGCACCAAGGTGACTGGACAGACCCTAATGATCCTGACTATGAACCTAAACCACAGAAGCTAGCAGAAAACACTGATGCTCTACAATCACTATTAAAAGAATTTATTGAAGTCCATAAACGTTATCCAAAAGACATGGAAGAATTAAAAAGATGGGCTCTAAAAAGAATGCAAGGAGGTACTACAGAAGAAGAAAGTACTTCATTAGCAGAAATACTTCCTGAGAAACAAGATGGTGGAAGAATCGGATACGCTTTAGGCCCTAGAGATCCTGGATTACAAAGCGCAGTCGGAGACATTCCAACAAGACAAAATGAAGCCGGCGTTACAGAACTAGATTTTAGAGATAATGGTGGATTTGTTCCAC